TTTTCGAGTTGTCAAATATGCTTTATAAGCGTATTTTATATTATTTATCTGGCATGTTGTCATTTGATTTGACGTATGTTTGTATAAATGCAGAACCAGATGATTATAAGACAATGAGATATAAGGGTGATTTACAAATAGTCCAAGATTTTCTCGATAAATTCGATGTAAAAAAAGAATTTAAAACCATTCTTCGTCAAATGCTCAGGCAGGAGGCCTATTTCGGAATTCTGCGTGACGATGGAGAAAAATATGTCATGCAAGAAATTGATGAGAGTTATTGTTTGATTACGGGGAGATTTGATTACGGGCTTTTGTTTGATTATAACGCCGTTCAAATGCTCAATCCTGGTTTTGACATTGATTTTTATCCAGAAATTTTCAAGGTATTTTATAATAAAATTTTTAGAGATGGAAATAGTGCAAATTTATATAATCCCGCTGCATCTGTTATGAATAGAGATAAAAATTGGGTGTACTGGATACAGACGAGTCCCGAACAAGGGTTTGCTTGTTTTAAATTCAATGAAGAAATTGGTACTAGAGTTCCTTTCTTTGCGCCCCTGTTTCCAGATGTGGTCAATGGAAATCTTATCCGCAAACTTCAAACAAATTCTTATATAAGTGAGGCAAGTAAAATACTTGTTGGAAAGATTCCAATGATAAATAATCCTAAGGGTGCTGGTGTACGCGATAGTTTGGCTATCTCTCCAGAACTACTTGGCAAGTTCTTGGCATTATTAAAAGCGGGATTGGCAGAAACAGTTCGCGTCGCTGGAAGTCCGCTGGAGAATATGCAAGGAGTAGAATTTACAAGCAGGGATTATTACCAGCAATATTTAAAAACAACTGGTTCTGCATCTGGAATAGATTCGAGATTGATTTTTACCATAGACAAGCCTACTCAAATGGAGTCGCAGCTTAGTACAAATGTTGATGAGTATTTAATTGGACACGTTTATAATTATTTCAATGACTTTCTTAATTATCATATAAATAAAAGAACTAAAAAATATAAATTTAGATTCTTTTTTGAAGGTACGAATTTGTTTACAAATCGGGCGGAAAGATTGGATACTCAATTGAAATTGATGCCTTTTGGAATAGTTAATTATCAAAAAATAGCTTCTGCCATTGGTCAATTGCCTCATCATTTCTTGAAGCAATTGCAGGAAACAAAGGCGATTGGATTTGTGGATATGTTGACACCAATTCGAACTTCTGCCACATTGAGTAGTAATTATGGTGGTGCGCCTAAAAAATCGGCTGGTGATTTATCGGATTCTGGGGCGCAAGCAAGAGATGATTCTGGAAATTATTAAAACTTGCTTTCAACAAAATAAAGTTTTCTGGTGAGACTGTCTTGAATTGTTTCATAAATTTTATAAAATAAATTTATCGGATAATATTTATATTAGCTCCCTTATAAGGAAATGGTTTTTAGAATAAAAATAGTTCAAAAAATAGTGGTTCTTTTTTGAAAATATTGAAATATTTAGGATAAGGAGGTGAATTATGCCCTATAACGGTTCAAGACCCTTGATTTCAGATGATGTTAATAACAAGTTGAATTTGATAGTTCAAAAATTATTCATAGGTAATAGAATAATGGACAGGGGTGTTAGTGTCATGGGTGTTAAATATCTGATGAATCATACTGTTGATATTATACATCCTCTTATAGCTCATCGATACCCATTAATGGCAGATTTGATTTCTGGTTATCAGGAAGCAAGAAATTGTTTGACTGTTTATGGTGATGTACCAACGGATGATACAGAATACAATTCTGTCTCAGAATTTTTTGACAGAATGGTTGAATATCAAATTGATTTGGAGAATTTGGTTTATCAGGTTTGTGAATTTGCTCAAGAAGAAAATGATTATATGACCAAAGTGTTTCTTGATAAATTTATGCTCGATTTAATTCCATTGACCAAGCAATTATTGTTGTTATCTGATAAGGCAAATATATATTCTGATAAATGTGAGGATTTTGATGCAAGAATAGAACAATTTATAATATTGGAATCTTTATAAATCTTGATTGAGTTCAAATGAGGGATGCGCCAGATTAATTACTAGATTGATAAGACAATCAAAAATATTTTTCTATCTGTCTTGTTTATGTTTGGAGTATTTTTTGATTTATTATTGTAAAGTTTGTTTTAAGTAAAGAGATAAAAACAAGGAGATAAACATTATGTTGATAAAAAACGCAGATGAAATGGCGGAAACATTTTCTTGCGGTCAATTGCTGGGGAAGTGGCTTCACCATGACATGAATATTCCAGTATTGTCAATAGAAGAACCAAGAGATTATGAAACGGAAACAAGATATATTTTTTCAAACACAGACCTTTTAAAAGAAGCTCTAAGTAAAAAGCCTTTTTGGATAAAATTGGCAAATATTTTTGTAAACTAAGGAGGTGAGTATAATTGAATGATAAAATTACATTCGCCATAGATAAATACCAGCTTCTTAGCGATTCAGAAAATGAGCAACTTGCTAAACTTAAACTTTTTATCTGTCGTGAAGGAAATAACTTGCATAATTTACCTATATCATGGGATACGATTATTGCAGCGAAAAATTCACTGGTGGGAAAACCGATTCTAACAAATTATATTCCATACAAAGATGACTTTGGAAGTCACGATCCTCAGGAAAGCCCAGTGGGATGTTTCATAAATGAAAATGATATTTCCGAAGAAAAAGATGAATATGGTAATAAGTGGTTGACAAGCATTGGTTATATATGGAAAGGATATTTTCCCCAAGTATATGATGTTCTAAGAAAAAGAGACAATAAAAAAGAAAATTCACCCGTTTCAATGGAAATAGTTGTGTTAGATGGCGATAAAAATGATGATGGAATGTTTAACAGTGTTTCATTATTTAGTTTTATGGGCGTGACACTTCTGGGTTCTAAGGTTCAACCTGCCATTCCAAATGCCAGAGCAACATTGAATTTTGCGATGATGTTAGAACAAACCAAACAGCTTCTTCAATATTCATATAATCATATTGATTTTCAGATACCATCCAATGTAAAATCCAATGCTCAAAAAGGTTTAGATTTATATTTTGAAAATAAAAAGGGGGGGAATTCATTTAATTTAAGCATGGCTCGTTATCTATCTAAAAATAAGATGATAGAACCAGATAAAGTTAAAAAGCTCCATCGTGCACTACTATCCAAATCCAAACAAGACCTTGCCAAAGATGGGAATAATTATATTTCATTTATGTTGCTTGGTGGGAAAGCTGGATTGGATTGGTGCAATGGTTTAATAAATGATATGAGTAAGACTGATAATCAGAAATCGTCTTACTTTGCGGAGGATGAATATATGGGTACTAATGAATATGGAAAAGGTGAAGCTATTAAAGTTGATAAATCATTTAAGGCAATGGATACTAGTTCATGGGGAAATATTGATAAAACTTCTTTGAGAAACAAGGTTTTAAATGCAAGTAATTATAAAACATTGGTAAATGATGTTTATGCTTTAGTGGAATCTGGATGGGAAGATGCTCCCAGTGAACATCTCAAATATCCAATCATGGTTATTAAAAACGGTGTTGCTGTTTATAATAGATATGGTCTTTCTGCGGCATTACAACGCGCAGAGGGTCAAAATGAAAGTGATGTTGTTTCAAAAATCAATGGTATTTATAAGTCATTAGGATTGGACAACGAAAATAAAAATAAGGAGGAAAAAAGTTCAATGGCAAAAAAAATGAAAGAAGGTTCTTCCGAAGAAGAAAAACAAGAATCGCCTGAGGAAGAAAAGAAAGAAAATATGGCGGCTGAAGGTTCTAAAGCAGAAGAAGAACAAGAAACCACATCTGAAGAAAAAAAGGAGCAAGAACAAGGTGGGGGCGATAAGTCTGATTCCGAAAAGAAAATGGCTAAGTCTAAGAAATCTGCTGAAGGTTCTCCCGAAGAAGAAAAACAAGAATCTCAATCGGAAGATGACAAAGAAGATGCAAAAATGTCTCTCGATGGCTACGCCGATGTTGGAGCAATGATGACTATGCTTGGCATGGAGACTGAACAGAATCGGTCTCTTGCAAAAGAATTGGTTTCTCCTGAAATGGGAAATTTGTTTGCTGAGGTTTTTGCTAAGGTAAAAGAATTAGCTGAATTCAAAGCGGATATTGAAAAAGAGAAAATGGCTTATGAAGTTGAAAAAACCATGAGTGAAGTTGAATTGCCTGCAACCAAGAAAGAAGAACTTAAGACTGAAGCATCAAAATTTTCTTTGGGGAATATTGATATTTGGAAAAACAAGGTCAAAGCCGAGGCTTATGAATTTTCAAAAACCAATAAAACGGAAAGGGCAAAAGACAATATCAAAAGATATGCCCTTCCTTTTAACGTGAAAGCCGAAAAGAAAAATGATTCTTTATGGCAAGGCAATGGTTAATAATTAAATAAAACTATTGTGATTTTACCATCACAATTTATTTTTAAATATATAGAAAAGATAATGGAGGATTTTTAAACATGAGTCACGGAATTTTAGTACAAGATGCTGTGCAAGCAATGAATATCGATGCGCTTAATCGTAGTGCTGTAGCGGCTGTTGATTTAGATAGGGGCAATGTGTTTGCGCTTGATGCACAATCTGCGGTTGCCGGACAAACTGAAGCATGGACAGTCGTGCAACCTGCTACTGGAGCGCACTTAACTCATCTTTGGATGTGTGCAGAGCCAGAAGAAGTTGTGACATATAGTGGTTCAAGTGCCTATAAAGGACTCAATCCTGACCCTCGCAACTTTTATGTCAAGAGTGGTTTAGTGTTTACGGCTTTTCAGCCTCAAATTGGAGACGTGATTGAATTGAGCACTGATGCACTTGGAACTGGTTCGGGAGTTGAATCTGCTTATGCTGTTGCCGTTAATGGAAGTTATAAATTGACTTGGGCTACCGCCCCGATTTCTGGTTTGACACTTACCTATTTGTCAACATCTTACGTTTCTATTGCTGATGGTTCTATTGGCACTCAGCGTGTTACAATGTATAAATTTGCTGTTACGGCTTTAGCATAATAATCCTTTGGGGTTATAAAATAAAATAGAATATTGGAGGATTAAATTAAATGAAAATCTCGAATGAAATTTTAAAATTTGCGGGTGGAGAAGATAAACTTGCCCCCTACTTGATGTTTGCCGATTATTGGAATCATTATCGCGCAGAGCATGAAAAAGGCGAAAACGCCAAAAACATTGATTATCAAAAATTTGATAAGAATGGTAATGTGATTAGTTTCTCCCAAAAAGAAGATGAAATGAACAAGGTGCTTCGTGACGAAATTATCAGACAAGCGTTTAATGGAATTAATCCGACTGAGAATAGCGTTCTTCCTTTGGAAGCATGGGCTACCCATCCTAATTTAAGTTGGGCAACATCATCAGTTGTTTCTGCAATGATTGAAATGGTTTTGCCAGATACAATAATCGATTCAATTGGTTCTTACACTGATGTTAAAAGTGGAGATTGGGGAGATTCTTTCTCTTTTGATATTACTCCTCGTGATTTGTTTGTTGTGTCAAAGCAGGGACGTGATCGCAGAACAACGGAACTTCGCAAACAATATAAGGGTCAGGTGACTGTTGTCCCTGAACCTCGTCAATTGTCTGCGGGTGTTGCATTGTATAGAGTTTTATCTGGCAAAGAATCTTTGGCGGAATTTGTTGCAAAAGTTGTTCGTTCACTTGAGTCGCAAATGACGGTGGATGTGTATAACACGTTTGCTACCGCTATGGCCGCTCTCCCAACTTCGCCTGCCAATACAGCTTTACAAGTCACTGGCTATACTCAGCAATCTCTGGTTGCTTTGGCTCAACGTATTGGTGCTTGGAATGGTGGAAATCAGCCAATCGTGATGGGAACGCGCCTGGCTCTTGCCAATATTGTTCCCGCTAATGCGAACTATCGCTATGATATTGAAAGTGATTATGTCAAGATTGGTTACATTCGTACAATCAGTGGATATGACATTATGATGCTACCACAGGTTGCCGCATGGAACACTCCTTTTACAACTGCCATTGACGATTCTAAATTGTGGATTGTTTCACCTTCTGCTTCAAAACTTGTGAAGTTGTGTTTGGAAGGTTCAACTTTGAGTAATGTTAGTACAACTTTTCAAAATGCCAATCTAACTCAAAGTTTTTCGATCACTAAATCTTATGGAACTGCTATTGCAACTTCCGCAATTGCTGGTGTTATTGCTTTGCAATAAAAATTAAACATGGGATGGAAATTTTGTTTTCCATCCCATGAATATAAAAAAAATGAAAGAGGAAAAAATAAAATGAATGAGGAAAAAACAACTAAATTAAAATCAAGAAGATTGAATTCTAAAAAATCTCAAAGAGAAATTGATTTAGAAAAAAAAATTCTTGAAATGCAGGAGCAATTGGAAGCAATAAAAGAGCCTAAAATTGAAGGCACATCTATTTCAGAAGAAGAAAGAATTGACCCAACTGAATACATAAAGGTTATGTCATTGACTAATCATCTTTTAAATCTTACAACTCAGCCAGGAGGCGGAGGAAAAGCGTATTCATTTTCAAATGGGTTTGGTGAAGTAAAAAGAATTCCATATTCTTATCTTGCTGATATTATTGAAAATCATCAATCTTTTGTTGAAGCTGGAAATTTTTATATCATGGATAAACGTGTCATATCTCAGCATGGTTTGGATGATGTTTATGAAAAAATTCTTGATAAAGATAAGATTGAACAGATATTCAATGGAAATAAGAATGATGCTCTAAATCTTTTTAAAATGGCTAATCCTAAACAACAAGAAATGATAATTAATATGCTTATTGAAAAATTGCGGGATGACCCAGAGTTTGATTTAAATGTTATTGAAATTATTTCAAAATATTCCAAAGTCAATCTTCAAGAAAAAGCGATTTTTGCAAGAGAATTTATGGAAGATGAAGAAAAAAATGAGCAAGAAGAAAAATAGTGTGATTCAATTTTTCAAAATTTGGTTGAAGATAGAAATTAAATAATAAAAAATGATGGAGGTTCAAAATGGGAAATACCACTTATCAGGAAATTAATGACCTCTTCATGCTACAAATTCAAGATTATAGATTAATGGATTTATATAATACATCCATATTGAATACTACTACAGATTTTGATGTATATTTAATGGGTTTCATGCTTTTAGCAATACCCGACTTTATATATTGTACTCAGGACCTTTCAAATAGAGATGATGCAGACAGGACATTCAACATAGTTTTGACAGATGAAACAAAAAAGATTTTATCTAAATTTATGGTCTTGGAGTGGTTGGGTAAAGAAGTAAAAGATGTTTTGCAAATGCGTTTGCATGTTCAAGATGCAGATTTCAAAACTTTTGCAGAGGCAAACAATCTCAATGCTAAACAAGCATCCTATAATATGTTAAGAGAAGAATGCTCTCAATTATTGACAGACATTGCCTATAAAAATAATAACTGGAATAATTGGATTTCTGGGGTTTTTTATCCATAGGTGGAAAATATGACATATAAATTTATAAATGCATCTAAACCCATGCAAAAAACCCCAAAGGAAACATTGACCGATGATTTTCAAGAGAATCTAACAGACCAATTTAAGCAATCTACTGATTGGTACACCATCAAAGAAGAATTTCCATTCGCATCTGGAATTTATAATGATATAGATGTAAGAATAACCCATGCAATCGATAGTGTAACAGGAAAGAATTTGGGCGATGATTTTAAAAACATTTTATTTCCAGATTTAAATCATCAATTTCAAATTGGTTCAATGTATTTTTTTGATAAAAATTATTGGATAGTCATAAATAGTGAAATAAAAAGAAATCTTGCGGCATCTGTTACCATAAAAAGATGTAATGAAGAATTGAGATGGAAAGATAAAATAACGGGAAAGTTTTATTCGTTTCCATGCAGTATTGGTTACGATATTCGTATGCCAAGAAACTATTCTACGGCTGGTTCTGCATTGGTTTTGCCTTCAGGATTCGCTGAAGTTATGACTCAGTTTAATGCTGCGACAAATACGATTTATCCTAATCAAAGATTTTTATTTGGAAATACGAATAACTGGATTGCATATGTGATTGAAGGCGGAGGTTTAAATAATTTTCAAAGATTACAAACTACGGATGAAATGAGCACCGGAATACTAAGATTGACTATGAGGACAAATCAAGTCAATGTTGGACAAGATGATTTAATAAATGGGATTGCAGATGCTTTTGAAAATATTTACACACTGTCATTAAATACAAATTCCGTGTCCATAACAAAAGACAATAGTTTACAATTAATTGCCAATGTGAAATTGAATGGAGCAAATGTTGATAGATCATTAACTTGGTTAACCAGTGATTCTTTGGTCGCAACGGTGGATTCAAATGGCGTGGTTACGGCAATTGGAGTTGGAAATTGCACAATAAGTTGCAATATAAGGGACAACGTTGCCGTCAATGATTCTTGTGCCGTTACCGTAACGTTATCGTCTGTGGATAATTATTCTATTATAATGACACCAATTTCAAACTCAATTCTTGAAGGACAAACGGTTACATTTACTACAACGTTGATATTTAATGGAAACTCTTTGGCAGATGCATTTACATATTCGATTGATGCTTCAAATACCGTTCCTCAATCAAATTTTGTATTTACTATTGTGGATGGTCACAGTTTTTCAATTAGAAATAATTCAAAATATCTAATTGCTCCATTGAAAATTATGGCTGTGTCTGGAACATATTCTCGAACATTCGATATTCTTTTGAAGGGAGCGTGGTAATATGAGTGTGACAGAAATGATTTCGGATCAAAGCGCATATAATCCATATTCCAATCTTCCGAATTTTAGTTATAATATCATCTCTCATCTTATGGAGGCAAATGAGGATTTTTGGCGTTTGATTTATTATAATGATCCCGATGCATGGAACGTAAATGTTGATGCAAACCTAACTGCTTCACAAAAGGCATCTCTTATTTTCAATGGAACTGATGACGAAACAAAATTTAGAGTTTTTCTGGATGAAGGACAGGTAAGTGCATGGCTGGTTGAGGCAACAATTGTCAGAATATTTCCTTATTCTATTTTTTCTGAAAATAGAACGGTCGGTACTTTGACAATGGCTTTCGATGTTTTTTCTCATTATCGTATAAATACACTTAGTAATTACACGACAAGAATAGATACCTTATCTCAGATAATTCTTCAAACATTTAATGGGTTTTATATAGGCGGGCTTGGGAAATTAACAGTTGATGTTTTAAGTAATAAACAGGATAGGTTGTATCCATCGGGGCAAATACCATTTAAAGGTAAAAGAATAACAATGTCAACGAAGATGGGGTAGAAATATGAATAATTATAGAGACATATATTACATTTATGACAAACCCGTTCCCTACAAAGGTCTAAATATTTATCCAATTACAATGGATAAATATTTAGAATTTACATATTTTTCCCAATGCCTATTATTTGAAAAAAATGATTTCGATGCATCTTTATCACTAGAAGAAAAAATGAAAATAATATCCATGACGGATTTGGAATACATATATCTAAAAGGTGATAAAAGCAAAATTCCATTGATAACCATGTTGATGAATCTTTTATCTTTGTGTTTTAAGTTAAAAGATGAAGATAAATTAAAACTGGATTTCGATGATAACGTAAAACCAATAATAATAATAAATGACATTGTTTTAAATTCAAGCGATTTTGATGAAATAAAAACAATAATATGTGAGCAAAATCTTGTTGACCTTCCAGATATAAATGTTCAAAAAGAAGTCAGGGATGCCATGAAGCAAGCAAAGGATTACGAGCAATCTTTATCGGGGAATAAAATGGCTTCTCTCGAAGATTTATTTATTTGCATAATTACATCTACAGCATTAAACTTGGAACAAATTTATGGATTGACAATTAGAAAATTTATAAAAGTTCTTCAAAGGGCTGATATAAAATTGCATTATCAAATTTATAAGACGGCATCGTTATCTGGCATGGTTACTTTCAAGGAAAATTCAATAAAACATTGGATGTCAGAAATAACACCCAATAAGAATGACGGTTTACTTGATAAGGAAGTCGTAGAAAACAAGATAAATAAAATTCAAGGAGGAAGTTAATAAATGAAAAAATTTATGGTAAGCGTTGCTGATGTTAGAATGTATGACACCAGTAATGGAAATTTACTCGCTATCGGTAAAACATTGTTAGATAGCAACGTGACCATGAAGGTTGCAAATACCGATATTCGGGGTGGACGCGGGGCGCAACTTCAAACAGTTTATTTCCACTCACCAGATTTAAACTTTGTTGTAACTGATACGCAATGGAATTTGGATTTCTTATCGGCAACATTGGGAAGTGACATTGTTACTGGCTCTAATGTTTTCACAGAAGAAACAGTGACATTGGGTGCGGCTGGGGCTGGGACAATTGCGGGAACTCCTTTGGCGGTTGATGGGACGACTATTTATGGTTGGGTGACATTGCCAAATGGTGTGGTTGAAAAAGTTGTGTTTGTTGGAAGCGACTTTACATCATCTTTGGGAACTGCTGGAGATGTAGTATGTGTTCGTTATTATCATTTGAACAGTTCAGCCCGTTCAGTTACCATCAATGCGGATGTTCTTCCAAAGAATGTTCGTCTGGAACTTGAAACATTATTGGTTTCATCCGCTGCGACAACAAATAGAATTGGTGTTGTTCAAATTTCAGTGCCAAAGGCTCAATTAACTGGTAATTTTACTTTAACAATGAAATCAGATGGTGTCTCCACTACACCTTTGGATTTGCGCGCTACTTCCGCCGATGATTCTCTGAGTGCTGCTTGCAACAATGTTCCTACTTATGCCAAACTGATAGAAATTCTTGATTCCGCAAATTGGTATGATAATTTACTTGGTTTAAGTATTGAGGGTGGGGATTTTACTTTAGTTGATCCTGCCACAAAACAACTTTATGTTTATGCCATTCCTCAAAATGGTGCGCCATTCTTAGCGCCTACAGCGGATTTGACATTTACATCTGGAACTGCGGGGACTGCAACAATTAGTCCAACGGGATTAGTTACCACCGTTGCGGCTGGAACTTCCTTGCTGCATGTCACCATAACAGCCGCACCTCAGTATGATGCCGCTGTAACGGTAACTGTTTCGTAATAAATCCCATATTTATATCCCCATATTATTATGGGGATATAAATTGAATATTTTTATTTATGAAAGAAAAATTTTTAGGAGAGGAACGAAGAAAAAATATCGATATGACAGATTATGTTGGTGATGAAAAAAGAATTACAGATTTGTCAGAACGGATGAGAAAGTTGGAAGACAGGTATATTGAAATGAATACCACTGTAACCAAATCAAATACAGTAATGGATAGGTTTGAATCCACAATGAGCAGGATTCAATCAACATTGGATAAATTTGGAGATACAATTGCATCCTTAGATAAAACTTTATCGTCGGTTCAAGTAGAACTACAGCATAATGCAAATGAAATATCTGAGATGAAACTAGGGTTAAAAAATATAGAAACTAAAGTTGAAGTAATTGATAATAAGAGCAAGGTGGATACTATAAAAATTATTTCTAATAACTGGTGGGGAATCGTGACTGCTGCATCTGTGCTCATTATATTGATTTCGCTCGGAAAACAGGTGTGGGAATATTATTTTTCCAAGATGATGACGACAATTCCAATTATCACACCTTTTGTAAAATAAAAATAAGTGTTGATAAAAGAAGTATTTTATCAACTTCAACACTTATTTTTTTAATTTTTAAGACTATTGTATATAGTCTTAATTATACAGAATGAAAATAAACGTATGAAGAAAGAGGAGAAAAGACATGCAAAAAATGAAATTGAATGAAAAACCCTTAAAAACAGTCGAAATTGAGTTTAATGGACAAAATATTGAGGTTAAACCATATCTTGATTTTAATGAACAATTCGTATTGATTTCCACATTTTTAGATAATTATTTCAAGGAAAGCAAGTTTGGCTCATCCACTGATTTGCTATCCGCCACTTATACGAATATGTTGGCTGTTTTAGATTTTATGACCAACATAGATGTTGAGCAAATAAAAATCGATAATGTTGTTGGTTCTGGTCTTTGGGATAAGATTAAAGAATCGATTAAAAATTATTCTGATTTTGAAAGTAATCTAAATGATGCCATTGAATCAAAAAAACAAAAATCGAATGATGTCATGGGCGCAATTCAATCAGCTATTGAAAAATTTGCTGCAATGGATATATCCGATGAGAAACTTTCTGAGACAAAAGAACTTGTAAAAAATTTATCTAATCAATTGAATAACACCCCCGTTGGGAAATTGATTTCCACTGGTGTCGTGCCAACCGAAACTAAGGATGAGAACACAAAAGGAAAAAAGAATGTTGCTACCTCAGCAAAATCAGCAGAAACAACAAAAACTTGGAAAACTAAAAAGAACACTTAGGGAACTTTGTCCAGATTGTGAAGAAATTAATTTGCAATTGAGAAGTGATGAAATAAATATTTTAGTTAAGGGGGAAGAAAGATTTGAAAATAAAGATTATAAATATTGTCCAAAGTGCGGATATAAAGATTATAATATTAAGGGCAGGAAAAAGAATCATAGGATTGTTTTGGAAGATGATGAATAGTTGGACATTCGGGAGATGATTTGATTGACAGATATAAATAATGATGATGTTTTACAAGCAGTAATGGAAGACATTGTTGCCCAAGTGATAAAAATAGTTTCAGATAGATTAGTAACAATGCTTCGAGAAGATATAAATATTTTTACATATACCATTGGAAGTTCAACGTTTCCTAATTTAGTGTATAGAACAGTTGGAAATAAATTAAGAGAAAAATATCCCACTCTTTCAAAATATATTTTGGGTTCAGATGAAGTGGCTAATGCTGGATACAGAAGAGAAGCCAATGGAATAAGAGATAAATATCCATCATTTGAATTTAGAGATGCCTTTCATTTTTCAGACATCATCATAAATATGCAGGAAGTGTCTAGTGAACTTGATTATCATTGGAATGAGATGACGGTTGATAAATCTACTGGACAGCATTGGGATGGAGAAGATAGCAGAGAAAGACTTGCGGACATTTTAAATGTTTCTGGATTTGAATCGGGAAAAATTCGCGCGCCGTTCTGGGATATTTTTATAAGTCAAGTAGACACAAACATAGATGAATATTTTCAAGAAGCATTTCAATCATTGGGAATTCAAATAGCATAATTTTTTATTTATGAATTATGCTATTTGAATAAATCAAATTTCATTAGGAGAAAAAGATGGAGTATATTTTAGCATTAGATTTGTCGTTAAGTTGCATTGGCTGCGCCCTATTTAGTCAAGATGGAGTTTTACAGAAATTGATTTCCATAGAAACCGATCCAAAATCGGAAACAAAAATTAGACTAAAAAAGATTGCAGATGAATTTATAAAAATTAAAAAAGAGTATAAGCCCAAAATAGTTTTAATAGAGCAGGGATTTTATCGTTTTAATATAAGCACCGAACAAATTTTTAGGGTTCATGGTATTGCAAATTATATTTTTTACAACGCAAAACAAATTTATTATCATTCAACAACAATTAGAAAGATTGTTGCTGGCAAAGGCAATATCAAGAAAGATGAATTAAGAAATTTTATAATAAATAAATATGGCAATATTGATTTTAAAAATTTTGATGAAAGCGATGCGGTAGGAGTTGGATTATGCTTTTTTATCAAAGAAGGAATTTTGAAATGAATGTAACCGCAATGAAAATTTGTTGTATTAAAAAATAAAATGAATGATAAAAAATGGATTATGCGTTCCCAAAATATGTATTATAAATAGCTGATTTATTTCATTGAATCTGCTTGATTCTCTAAAATATTATTTGGAAAGAGGAGAAAATAAAATGACTCGCACGACATATAAGAAACAAATTACATCATTAGAATTAACAGAAAAAATAAATCCTAAAAACAAGCAACTAATTTCTCAATTTCTTAAAGAGAAAAACACACGTTCATCTGATACTACTATAAAAGCTTATGCTAGTGATTTAAATATATTTTTTACATGGAATCTTTTATATAATGAAAATAAGTTTTTTGTAGATATTAAGAAACTAGAATTTGCAAATTTCTTTTCTTTTGTTACAGATGAATTGAAATGGAATTCGGCAAGGTTTAGTAGACTTCGCGCTTGTTTATCATCATTATCTCAGTTCATCGAACGATTTTTTGACACGGAATATCCAAACTTCAGAAATACGATTCTGAAGACCATAGAAAACATGCCAAAAAGTGCCGCAAGAGAAAAAACAGTTTTAACAGATGAAGAAGTGGATGATCTATTATTATATGCTAAAAATAAAGATTTACAACAAGCTTGTTGGCTAAGTCTCGCAATAGCATCTGGGGCTAGATTTCAAGAACTTCTTAGATTTACAACAGATATTATTGATGAAAATAATACTGCTTTTGATGGATTATTCATAGAAACTACTAAAGCCATAAAAACAAAAGGTCGCACAAAAAGCGGAAAACTTCTTAAAAAATATATAATCAAAGATTTATTTCTACCAAATTATCATGCTTGGCTTTTGGAGAGAGAAAAAATAATGAAAGCCAATAATAAAGTCCATAATAGTATTTTTATAAAAAACGATGGTTCACCTGCTACAGAGGGAACTGTAAGAAGTTGGTTGCGTGGAATGGATAAATATATGAATAAAAATATATATCCGCATTCCTTTCGTCATCGAACGACAACATATATGTCTAAGTTGGGCATTCCTCCACAATTAATTCAAGAAATTGTTGGATGGTCAGGAATAGCAATGGTTCAAATTTATGACGATACGGAAATAAAAGATAAAAAGTTTTCTGAATTAGATAATTTAAGACGAGCTTTACAAAAATAAAAATTTATTCGTCTTTTCACAGGCGATTCGCAAGGAGGTCATTTAATGGCGGCTAAAGATTATACATTATTATTGAAAGCATCCATCGATTCAACTACATTACAATCTCAAATAGATGCCTTGTCTGAGAAATATTCAATTAACTTAAAGATAAATGCAGATGATACAGCAATAGCCGATTTACAGACTAAAGTGCAACAGGTACAATCTCAATTAGCACAGACTCCAAATACCGATTGGATAAATGCTATGAGTACTGAAGAAGCATTGGATATAATTAAACAAAAAATTGAAGATATACAAGCATCCGGGAAAGGCATGAATGTTGGATATACAATATCCAGTGTTCCCGCACAAGATGAAAATGGCGATTCTTTTGATGCGGTTACTAAAGCCACAATGAGTTATACTGATGCTCTTGGAAATTTACAAACAGTGACATTGAAATATGATGAATCTTCCAATATGCTTGTTGAGTCCAACAACAAACTTTCTGAGAGCATGGCTCAAATTCAATCCCAAGCAATAAAAGAAAATGCTATTTTTGACGCGCAACAAAAAACAATAGAGAAATTACAGACTTCTGCCAGTGAATTTTTGGCTAAATCAAAATTATTAGATCAAGGTAATCCAAATGTACAAAGTGCAGTTGCAATTGCCAAACAAATGACCGATGGTGCGGATAGGTCATCCGAAGAAATGATTAAACTTGGGGAAGCCCTAAAAATTGCTAAAGCGGGGATTGATGGCACTAAAGTATCCGCCTTATCCTTTACTGAGGGTATGAGAAATGCAATTGTTAGAACCACCGAGTATGCTTTATCAGTGGGTTTATTGTATGGAGCTTTAAATCAATTGAAACAAGGTATTCAGTACATTATTGATTTGAATACTGAAATGACAAAAATTCAAGTATTACAGGTTGAAGGTGCAAAAACAACGGAGCAAATAAATTCTTTGGCTGGGAGTTTCAACAATTTAGCTAAAGAATTGGGGACAACGACCATAGAAGTTGCAAAAGGCAGTGTGGAATGGTTGCGGCAGGGTAAGACAATTGCTGAAACACAAGAACTGATTAAATCAACAATGATGTTGAGCAAGTTGGGTGCATTGGATTCCGCTTCTGCAACTGAGGATTTGACGGCTGTTTTGAATGGATTTCAGATGCAGGCTAGTGATGCGAGTAGGGTTGTAGATAAGTTGGTTGCAATAGATAACATAGCGGCGACCTCGGCGGGAGAATTATCTTCAGCGTTACAATATTCTTCTGCCGTTGCAAATGAAACGGGTGTTTCATTTGATAACTTAACGGCATATATTGCAACAGCATCTTCACGAACAAGATTGAGTGCGGAGATGATTGGACAGGCATTCCGAACAATGTTTACAAGAATGCAATCAGTAAAATCTGGTGCAATAGATGAAACTGGAATGAATTTGAATGCTGTTGAAAAATCCCTTCATGGAGTTGGAATAGCTTTAAGAGATTCGACAGATTCGTTTAGACCTTTGGAAGATGTAATTTCCGATGTTGCTGGAAAATGGAAAACATTAGATGAAGTCCAACGCGCTCAAATTGCAACAGCAATTGCTGGCCAACGTCAATCACAAATATTTCAAGTGTTGATGCAAAATTGGGGAGATGTAGCCAAATATGCCTCCGCTGAAATAGATTCGGTTGGATTGGCTACGCAACGTTATGACATATATTTGAAATCTGTTGCCGCATCCCAAGCTAAGTTCACAGATTCTCTACAGGCATTATGGCAATCAACCATTTCATCTGGAATGATAACGTGGTGGATAGATTTGGGAACGGCTTTGCTGAATGTTTTTTCAAATGCGGGTGGATTAAATTCGGTTATTTTAATTTTGACGGAAAGTTTTTTGATTTGGAAAAGTGCCGCCATTGGTGGTGCAATAGCATCTTTGTTTGATTTCGTGTCAACTGTTAAATCGGCTAATGCCGCCTTATTGGTAATGGATGCTGAAATTGATGCGAATCCTCTCGGATTATTTGCCGCTGCCTTAGCCGCCGTAACTATTGGAGTAATAGCTTGGAAAAATTCAATTCAAACCACTGATGATAAAATAAAATCATTAAACAAAGATATAGATGATTTAAATTCAAAATTAAATAAGGATAAAAGTGGTGCTGACAACCTGAGAAGTTTAACATCTGAGTTGGAAAATTTAAGGTCAAAAACAAGTTTGACAGTAGATGAACAACAAAGAATGTATGATATTCAACAGCAGATACGAGATATTTTACCAAGCGTGGCTGGACATTATGATGACGAGGGACACTTTATATTAGATGATAGTGTATCTTTATCAAAATTAGTTGATTTAAAAAATCAAGAATTGGAATTGGATAGAAAAAAGCTGGAAGAAAAAACCATCGATAGAATAAAGACGGAGACACAAGCATATAAAGAGCAAATTGCTGTCCTTGATAGAATGGTTCATCCAGTCACAGAAAGACAGTATGTTCCTGGAAAAGGCATGACGTTTATATCACCAGAAGATATTGCCAATCAAAAACAATCCATTGCTGATTTGATTGATAGCATAAAAAGCGATTTTTCTGGATTAACTCTTACAGAACAAAGAAATCAAATAAAAATGATTTCGGATGCACTTCAAGGAATGGGTACTACGGGAAAAGTTGCTGCCCAAGAACTAGGAATATCATTAACGAATGCGCTGGAAGCGGTTTCTCATGATGCAAGAGATAATAAGACGGCCATTCAATCAATGAATGGAGCATATCAGGGTCTTCAATCTACAATAAAAATCCTTACAGATACTAATAAAACCCTCGATGATTTAATGACTAAATCCGAAACGGGAAAATTTACATATTCAGATATTGAAGCATTAGCAAAAGCATATCCCGATTACTTAAACGTTCTTAGGGATGAAAATGGTCAATTGACCATAAACACTGACGCAATTAGACAATATCAACTTGCACAGGCTAAGGCCGCGCTTGCTGCGACACAAAGTTCACATGCAACAGCAGAAGAAATAAAAATCTTACAAGATTATGTGAATCAAATGCAGGGGGCAACAACTGTTACTTGGAATGGAGCGCAAGTATCCAAGCAAGCATTTGACCAAATGTTGTGGGCTGTTGCTAATAATGCCGCTGAATCTGGAAATAAGTTTAGGGATATGACGGGCGGCGCTTTAAATAGCGCACAAGCCATTTATGATTATATGTCTGCCAGCAACGCTAATTTCAATGATTTTATTAGACAGGCGGCAGATATAACTGGTCACAGCGTTGAGGATATAACAAATCAAATAAATGGAATGTTAACTACGGCTGCGGTAAACGCAGACAATCTTATTGCATTATTAGGACGTTCAGCGGGAGCTTATGCTGCAAGATTACAGGGATTGGCTAATCTATATGGAACGCAACAACCAGTGTCCACCATATTCAATCCAGCCCCCGTTGGCTATCAATATGTTGGTGGATTATCTGATTTACAAAAAGGATTAGATTCCGCTTCATCTGCGGCTGACAAATTAAAGACTGCATTGAATGATGCGGCAACAGCAGCGGAAAATTCTTTGAATAAACAATTAGATGGTTATAAAAATTTAATTGATGCAAGAAAAAAACTCTTGGATTCATTGCAAGCGGAAAAGAATTATAATCAAGAAATTGGCGATAAGAACAAAGCGATTCTTGATATTCAGAATAAATTGGCCGCTTTACAGTTTGATACGAGCGAAGAAGCTAATGCTGAAAGATTGAAACTTCAGGATGAGTTGGCTAAAGCACAAAGAGATTTGCAAAATACAGAGGATCAACATTCAACAGACCAACAAAAAGACGCGCTCGATGCTGAGTATGCCGCATTTGAAAAGCGAATTAATAGTGCTATTGAGGCCATTAAAGATATTAATGCTAATTCATTGAGTGATTTTGCAACACAATTGGCCGCAATATTGGCTAAATTTAATTTGCCAAGTCATCATTCAGGGGTTGAAGCGGGAATCATTGGTGGTCAGGGATTGAGTTCAAGCGAACAATTTATTAAAGTTATGAAAGGTGAAGTGGTAGTTAATGAACATCAAATGGCTGGATTTATAAATAAAACTTTACCATCAATAACAAACAATGCAATTGGTGGAAATATAACTGTTACCATGCCCTTGCAGGTACAAGGAAACTTGGATGCAAGTGTGCTTCCAGCAATAGATGCAATTGTGAATAAAGCGATAAAAAAATTAAATGACAATCTTCAAAGTAGGGGATTTAATAGAAGAAGCGATATTTTTGCAATATAAGAGTTTTAACAAGAATAGTGTATTGCAGTAAAATAATAATTTGGGGATAGATTGAAATTTATAGACCAATCGATAAGTGATTCGCCACTTCCCCATCATAAATTTTCAGACATATATTTAAGAATCTGGTTGATAAAAACATTCTTTTATTAATAGTGAGAATGTTTTTATTTCAATCCATGAATAATGAAAGGAGGAAAAATGGGATTTTATGGTTCGTCTTTTATTTATGCTGGAATTCCTTCGGAACTGTATGACATAAGAATTGCCGAATTAAATTCAAATTCATCGGAACAAAAATCAATGGGTTCATCCGACATGGAAATAATAAATAAAAAGATAGCAAGAAGACCCGTTCCATTTTTTTATGCGGCAACACCTTCTCCAGTGTTATCTTTTTCAGTGAGTGCCTATACTAATTCCACCGAAATAGATGCAGAATTTTTTGCATTATTGCAATCTAAATTTTTCTCAAATAGAAGATATGATGTTTTTCAGGTTATTCAACCAGATATGCAATCTTCATATTGGAATGCAATTCTTAAAAATCCTCAAATAACAAGAGTTGGAAATCTTCTTCGAGGAATAACCTTCGATGTAACCTGTGATGCTCCGTATGGATTTGAATTTCCTAAAACAATTACATACAATTATAATGCGGAAACAGTTGATGACCATAAAATATTTAATAATACGAGCCATGATACATGGGATTATGTTTATCCCAATCTTGTTATAACAATCAATAACATTGGCGGGGATTTAAAAATAACAAATTCGGATGATAATAATAGAGTATTTCAATTCACGGGACTTTTTCCCAATGAGGTCATAACGATGAATTGTGGACTACAAACTCTTTCGTCATCTACTGGTTTATTGAGACTTGGAAATTTTAATAAAAATTTTCTTCGTTTTGTGCCAAAATTAAATCATCTTCATATACAGGGTTCTGTTGCAAGTATTTCTATGACAACACAGTTTATAGCCAAGAAAATAGGATAGGAGGCACAAATGCAAGTTAATTTTGATTATTTTAATCAACCAGAACTTCCCATTATGATTTTATGCAATCCTGATAAAACAGAGTTGTATTCTTTGGCCGCATATTATGATGCAACATTTACCCCTCGTTTTAATGCTTTGAGCGAATTGAAATTTACTTTTCCGCAAAGCATTGACGGCGGGAAAACAATATTGGATGCGTATTCCTATATAAAAAATAAAAGATTAATAAAATTGGATAATTTAGGATATTTTCAAATTATTGATGCCGAAGAAGATATGGATGGCACAGTTCCAATAAAAATAGTCTCGTGTCAATCTCTTGAAGCAGAACTAATAAATAAAAGAGTTGTGGCATTTACTGGAACATATAAAATGTGGGATGATATTAATCCAGAAGGAACGCTTCTTCAACAAATGATAAATCTTGCTCCAAGTTGGTCGGTGGCAAGTGTTGATGCGGAGTTGCAAGTTATGTTCCGCACGTTTTCTATTTCCGATTCAAATATCTATAATTTTTTAATGAATGATGTTGAAACGGCTTTTCAATGCATCTTCTTTTTTGACACTATAAATAAAACAATAACCGCAAAAACTTTGACTAATGCAACAACTAATACGGATATATTTTTAAGTTTTGATAATGTGATAGATAAAGCAACTCTGACGGAAAAATCAGATGAAATGTGTACCTGTTTAGCTGTTTCAGGCGGTGGAGGTTTGGGTATCAATTTAGTGAATCCTCTTGGAACAAATAAGATATATAATTTTTCATATTATGCAAACACTGATTGGATGAAACAAGATTTAGTGAATGCAATAAACGCTTGGGTGGCTCTTGTTAATTTGAAACAGTCGGATTATTCATCAAATTTATTGTTACTTGAAACTTATCAAGGCGACTTGTTGGCATTGCAATCTGATATGGCTCAATATCAGTCTGATTTATTGACTATTCAGGATTTAATAAAAGTTAGAATACAACAAAACTTATCATATTCAGATTTGAATATAAAACTTGCAAATAAGAAAGCTCAAATAGCATCTCAACAAACATTAATAGATAATAAAAATTTACAAATAACAACCATCAAGGATAATTTGACGGCAATTAATACCGCAGTCAGTTTTGAAAGTAATTTCACCCCATCTCAGTTATTGGAACTGAATGAATTTATTTATGAAAACACATATCAAAACACAAATATAATTCAAACAGATACAATGACTTTGGTTGAAATTCAACAGCAATCGCAATCATTATATAATCAGG